CTGCCATTCCCTCTTCACGAGTTATTTGACGCGCTTGAGCTCTCATTACAATATCCTCCATTAGTTGTTCTGCCATGGCTTGATCAGCTGCTGCTTGTTCATTTATGGACATCATAAGTTTTTTAAAATTTTCTGGATCTGTGCTTTTTACAGCAGGCATAGTTCTTTCAAAAAGTTCTTCAAGTTTTTTCACTTCTTTTTCTAAAGCTCTTACACCCGGTGCAAAATTACTAGGTATATTTATTTTAAAAATTTCAGCGTTAATAACTCCTGTGTTTATACCAAGTTCTTTAAGCATTTCCATAATCTGTATACCTTTTTCTTGTGCTTCATTTATTTTTGCTTGTGCTGATCCAGCTGCCTCGTCTATTAGTTTTTGTTCACTAAGTAACTGTCTGTCCAACATAGGGTTGCCTGTTATGCTTGTTGTTGGTAACTCTCTTGCTTCTTCTATAACATCTGTCAAAAAACCCATGTCGTCCATTTGACGTTGTGTTTCTATGTAAGCTTGTATTTTAGCATCATCCCTAATCGTCACTCGTTTTGGATCACCAATTTCATAACCCTCATTCATCTTATCAACAATCATCTGTCTTATTGCTTTTGGTTCTCTGCCTGTCGTCTTTGCAATATTTGTGATAAACGCAATCTTGTCCTCACCTAGTTTTGTAACGTCGTCTGCAGCTGTCATTAAGCTTGGTGATTTAGGTCCCAACATTTTATTAAACTCGTCTGGTGGCATTGATAATTTTTTCATTGCATCATCAGCTTCTTCAAACGTTGCGCCCTTTGGTGCCGGCTCTATCTTTTGTACTTTACCTTTGTCTCTTAGTTCCGCTGCTCTTTCCTCTGGTGTAATGCCTCTTTCTCTAATAATAAATTCTTCAAGAGACATCGTATCATCAAAGCCTTCGTCAAAATATCTTTCTCTTAGTGCTTCATCTGAAAAGCTACCTACACCCGTTCTCCTTTGCGTATCTGTAAATGACTCTGGTCTGTAACTAAAAACTCTGGTTTGTGTTTCGCCCTCTGGTCCTATAATGGGCTTACCCTCTTTGAACTCCATTGGTTTTGTTGTCTCATCAAACCCACCTGTTACTTCGCTCAAATCAGTTTTTTTGGTAAACTCTTCCGAAGCCTCTTTTAGTTTTTCTTTCGCTATTGTTGATTGCTTAATACCACTATCGGAACCTTTAAATATATTTGCTAAATAGTCTCTAAGTTTTTTCAGCATTAGTAATACGTCCTCTGTTGTTGATGGGATACTGGCTCATCTTCATAGTCTTCGGGATGTACCACGAAACCACCTTGTCTAAATCTCATTACGGCTTGAGTCATGCTATCCACTAGGTCATCGTGTTCCCC